TTGTTTCTGTTTCTGTTTCATCAGTTGTTTCATCATCATTTTGTGTTTCAGTTTCTCCCCGTTCTTCTGCTTTTCCCACATCTTCCATTTCCTCACTATCGGGGTTTTCCACATTATCCCCAACGTTTTCAACATCTTCTGTTTCAAGTTCAGTTCCGTTTACTTCTTCTTCCACATTATGAATACTTGCTCCGTTGAATGGTCTGTTATCCCAACTTGAATTAAATTCAACTTCAATATTTGTACCAAACATTTCATTGATTTTTTTAACTGCTTTTCTACGTTGGTTTATCATATCATCTACAAGGGGGTAAAGGTTATCTGTATTTGTTTCAACTTCTGCACTTGTCAAACGTTCTCTTTTCATGTTATAATTTGCAGAAAGTCCAATCTCATTATATAGACTTGCTTTTATATATTGTTCAAACTCAAACAAATCTGTTAAACTAACTTGTGCGTTAGTACTTGAATTATTTACTTTCAAACTGTCGAACAATTTACTTTCAGCAATTACACCTAATTCCCCCTCATAAACCTTTTTCAAAAATGATTTAGCACTTTCAACCGTGTTATCATCATTTGCAGATAGCAAGTTTTGAATACGTTTATTAACCGTTGCAAGTATCATTGTTATATCATTTTCTACTAACATAGTACAGTAACGGTTATACAATGGAAGTAAACCAACATACATACTATCGTTAGGAATAACAACACAATCTGTATCAATGGTTAAAGTTTTGTTGAATTTCAAATAAGGATTGCTTATAATAATTTCAGTAGGCATATTGTAGGCATTTGGAACACCACCCAAACCACCGTTTAATGCGTACAAATTACCGTTAATTTCACAAACGCAACCCCAACCATTTGTTTGTAGTAAAAGTTCAATTTCTCTTTGTGGCATTGTTTCGGGTAAATTATGATACTTAAACATGATAATAGAACGATTTAACATATATGTAATGTAATCGTTCAAATTTTTGTTCTTGTTTTTAAAATCATATTTAGTAACATATTCTAAACCCATATTATACTTGTCAATGTTACCCATGTTTTAAACCTCTCTTTCTTAATTTATTTTGTTGTCAAAATGTCTGCTAAATGAGTAATTGCAATAGTGTTATTTTCAAGTGCTTTTACAACCTCTCCCATTTCTTCCTTGTGTGTTTTATTCTGCATATACACAAGATACATCATAATTAAAGATGTTACAATAGGAAAACCAACCGTTGTAATTGATTGAATAATAAAGTTGTAATTTTCCATTTACATTCCCCCTTTACAGATTTTTAAATAGTTGCTTATGGTATCTCCAACACCGTTACTTTGATAAAATACACGGTCAGTTTTAAAAAACCACAAAACCCGTTCTTGTAGTTTATTTATAGGTTTATACACATTTCTATTATAATTCATTTTGTGGCAAAATTCAAGAGTATAAATTAAATCATTATCGGTATCTTTTAACGGGGTTGTTTTCTCATGTATAAACGTGAACATTTCCCCGTTTTTATCTGTAACAATTTCACATTGAAAAGTTAAACCATTAAACAAAATAAAATAGGTAAATTCTATTTGATTAGGTTTATACTTTTCGGGTAAATGTGGGTATATATCTAACTCCCATGCACCACTTGTAATCATGTTCAATTTCGGGTTGTCAAATGCAAAGTAAAAATTGTTCTTTTTCTGCTTACTCATACTTGAACAATATTCGACTGCAACTTTCAATTCACTATTTCCATACGTGTATATATCAATAGTTCCTTGTTGCATTTCTTTAATGTGTACTAACCCCATTTCTTCAAAATACGGGCAATATCTATTAACCGTATTACCTAACATAAAAATTTTAACGTTTGTACGTTGTCTAACGATTGTACTAACGGTATTCATAAATAAAACAAATTCGTCTTGTAAATACACGTGTTTAGTTAAAAATTCATCAAACAAAATTGTTGTGATTTTTGGATATGAAATACTTTTATTATGTTCTGTTTCAGATAATGCGAAAACATACCCGATACAATCAGTATCAATATTGTAAATTGTTTTCCCGTTTTCATCATAGTTACACACATAGTATCTACCCGAAAAATAAGTTATTCCCTTATATTGCCCGTTTGAAAGTTTTTCAACTTCCCCGTTCTCATTGATTGCACTAAAAATTTCACTTGCTCTTTTACCTCTAATATCTTCTTGCCAACGTCTGACAATAGCAAGTTGCCCACCGTTTTCAAAATATTGTTCCAAACCATACTTTAAAATTGAATATGTTTTACCGTTGGAACGTTCCCCGAAAATTACGTTATAAACTGCATTTTTCTTTATAATGTTTTGGGGATTGTAAAAACTTGATTTTTCATCTGTTTTCTTTGCCATTTTTTAAACCTCACTTTCTAAAAATGTTTCACGTGAAACACGTACTATATAGCACGTGTTCCCGTGAATAAATACCCGTTGCGTAAATCACGTAAAAATTTTGAATATTGTTTACTAATTGATAAAGTAAATTCACATGGGGATAAATGAACACCCGTTAATGCAGTAACTTCAACTGTATTATTTTGATAGTCAGTTATTGTTGCAGTTATTGAACTATCAATATAAGTATGGGTATGTTTACCCGTTTCATTTTCGGGTATGTATAATTCATCATTAAAATTTGCAAAAACTTTTTCATAATCATTATTACAAATTCTTAACAAATATTCAACCCCGTTTTGCTTTGAAAGTCCTGCAACTGTTAAATGTAATTTTTCATCACGTTTTGAACGGACTAAATAACGTTTTGCACCCAATGTTTTAAAATGTGTATAAATTCCCTCAAAATCCCATACACCTATTAACTTTTCTACACCCTTTATATTTTTAGGTTTTAAACGTTCAAATTCTATTTGCCTAAATTCACACATCTTTTTTAACTTACGTTCAACATCTGCATTGTATCTATTTATGTATTCAACGTGTTTATCATAATTCAAGAACTTAACACTATCTGTATCAGAATATACATAATCAATACCAATTTCAAGAATACCGTTCCATAAGTTTTTACGTGCATAAGCAGTAACCCAAACACCCCACGGATAATAAAGAAAACGATTGCTTGAATTATTGTATTTTTCAATTTGTTCATTCATCATTTCAACCGTGTATTTTTCGTTAGTCCAATCATCACAATAACTAATTTCATCACGGACAATATCAGTTACACACATACCATACACACTATTTAACATACCTTTACTTACAAGATATTCAATCTCTTTTCCAATTACATCTTTTAATGTAGTTTTCTTTTCGTAAAGTTCAACGATTGCAAGTAATATTGATTTAGGTAAATACTGCATATAAAATTTGTGAACATTTGCAATTTCTATACTTTCCCATGTGTAACATTGATACATGATTTTAAAGTCAATATCTGTTATAGTTGTTTCAACTGTATCTGCCTTAAAAACTCTACCGTTATTTATAATCGGGTTTTCTAAAACATCACATTTACTTTCACTTAAATACGTTTCAAAAGAAAGTTTACTTTGCAACCCCTTAAAACGTGTAACAAACATTAAACCAATATCATCATCATTTACCCATTGTAAAAATTGTTCCTTATTCGGTTTAACTTTTTCGGGTTTTGACATGGGGAATTTTTCAGACAACATTACATACGGGTAACTACTTGTAAAATCAATACTTGCAACATCATGTAAAAGTTCCCCACTATACAACATACTTGCATGAGTGAAACCACCCATAAAACAACGTTTTAACATTGTGTATTCTTCTGTTGTTAAAGTTAGTTCGTTCATCAATTCCCGATAACGTGCATATTTCCCTTTACTGCTTTTCTTATGTGATTTTTCAGTAAAGTAACATTTATCTTTAACAAACTTTCTAACTCTACCCGTATTTGTCATAGGTATTTTTGTAATGTTTCCGTATTGCTCTATTTGTTCATTTATATATGTTAAAACTATTTCAACATCATTATTACAATATGCAAGTTCGTTTTCGTTCAATTCTGTAACGTGTGTACGTGTTAAATTATAGTCTAAATCTCCAACCAATTTTTTTACTTTGTGTGTTACTAAATTATCTGCTAATTTTTCAAGAGAATAACCCGATAAAATATAACTATCTCTAAATTCAATTCCATACGTGCATAATGCTTTAACGGGTTTTCTTTCATCAACTGCAAAAACATTTATCCAATTAAAATACTTACGCATGAACTGAAATTCGTATGATAAATTGTGAACGTACACTACTAAAATATGTTCACTATCTAATAGAAAATATTCTTGCAGTTGCTTACAAAGTTCTTTAAATTCTTCCCATGTTCTACCATAGCAAATAAAGTTTTTATCTTTAATACCAAAAGTCCATTCATACATAAAAGCAAATTTTTGTTCATTTTCTAACATAACACTACTTGTTTCTATGTCAAATGCACATTCAATATTAAAGTACTTTTTTACCGTTTTACTTTTGTTGTCAAATTTTGAAACAATATCAATAGGAATATCGTTCAAATCTTGCAAATCAAAATCTTGATATTGTTTCAATGTTTCCACCACCTTTACAACTTAATAAAATCCCATTCAGTACCACCGTTTTTATATCCCTCATTTCGGTTTTCAACGGGTTGTACTTGTTCCATAGCATTTAGATATTTATCTAAAACACTTTCTGTACTTTCTTCATTATCAATAGTAATAACACCTTGCTTTATTTGTTCATTTATCTGTTGCCAAATCTTTTGATAATCTAACGCAAGTGCAGACTTTTCAGCATTTTTATAATACTGCTTAATTTTATCTGCTAATTCAAAGAACTTTTGCGACTTTGTTTTTAAATCTGCTAAACCGTTGTATTTAATACCCGTATTTTGTGCCATTTCTTTTAGAAAAGAATTTGCACCACGTACAGTACTTGTTTTAGCATCTAAAAAGTTTTTTAATCTCCAATATTCAGATTGTAATTGTTGGTGTGTTTTACCTTTAACACTAAAACGAATACTTCCATGTTCTTCCCATGATTTATATGAGGGTAAATGTGTTAATTCGTTTGTTTCCAATCTTTTCAATCTTTTGTTTGCCATACTTGCCATACGTGATACTTCTTTTTTAAGTGCTTTGTATTCATCACTTGCAACTTTTACTGACAATTAAAAACACCCCCTACAAACAGTTGCTTTTGTTCCTCATTACACGCATGATAATAAAGAAACAAATATTTAATGTTGTTTGCTCTACCATTTTCAAATGCAGAAAGTGTTTTAATTTGAATATCAGTATTTTCACAAATTTCATTTAGTGTTTTATTCAACGTATTCATTCTAAAATCTTTGCAAAAATTACCTACATCTTTCATCATTTTAAACACCTCACTTTCTTAATTAAAACGGGGTAACAAGTTAAACACCCGTTACCCCTTTTTAACGTATGTTGTTAAATCTTCTTAACAATCAACCCAATTTACAGAGTAACAAAGTTCTTTTCTGTTATTCGTTTCGTATGGGTAAATTGTGAAACCAAACTTGCCATTGTTGATAGCAATAACAGTTTCTTCATCACGCATAATTTCACAGGCAATATTGGTTAAATGTTGTGGAAGATTTACAAGACAATCATCAGTTGCAACAACAGGACTTTCCCCGAAACGTGACTTTTTGTTAATGTAAACTGCATTAACCTTGTAAACATGGTCTTTACCGTTATTGTTGAACAAATCAACTAAAGAACGGTATTCAAACTCTTTAGGAATTTTAAAAGAAAAAACGTTGGTTTTGTTGTACTTACTTGCAATACTCATTTTGTGTACCTCACTTTCATATTTTTTATTTTGGTTATGAGTTGCGTTACCTTATGTAACTGTACTTATTCTAACATGAATAGACTCTATTGTCAATAGAATTTATGAAAATTTTTCACAAAATTTTTTATCATCATTATATACCCTATTTTCACATCAACACACAATATCGACACAATAATTGACACAATAATTGACACAAATTTTTACACA